ACATGCCCGCCGCCGAATATGTCCGGCAGGTCGAACGACAACCCGTTCAGCGCGTTGATGACCGCATTGATGCCGGTGACAACGGCGGAGATCATCCGATTGATGAAGCCGATGATGCCATTGACGGCGGTCTTGATGGTACTGGTGATGCCGTTCCAGATGTCAGAAATCGTCTGCCCAAGGGATTTGAATGTCTCAGTAGTTTTAGCGCGGATGTTATCCCATGCGTCTACAAAATTCTGCTTGAGGTCACGCAGCCAGCCGGTGATGTTCTCCCACTTGCTGGCCAGACCGTCCAGAAGTCCCTGCGAGATGTAGGAACCCCAGGATTTGGCTTCGGTGCTGGGGGAGTGGATGCCGAATGCTTCGCAAATACCGTTTTTGAACGGCGTGAAAATGTGATCATAGATCCACTGCCCGATGCCGTTCCAGAGTGCTTCCAGGCCGTCGATAAAACCATCGAACAGGTACTGAGCAACGTCGTCACCGTATCCGGCAACCGCTGCCTGGGTCTGGACGTCATCAAACCATTGCTTTACACCCTGAATAAAATCACCGACAAGATGCCCAGCAAGGGCTGAAAGCCCATCTGCCAGCCCCGTGACGGCGGCGGACAGCAAATCCAGAATCGCCTGTGCAAGTTCTGCATAGTCGATATTGGTAATGCATTCGGCAATCGTGCTGCCAATCTGCTGCCAATCCAGCCCATCGATCCAGTGTGCCAGAGATTCCAGCAGCCCCGCCGCACCGGATACAAGGTCTGCGGCAGCCTGGGGCCAGTCAATATTATTGATGGCGGCCATGGTAGCACGGGCAAAGGCGTCCCCTAATGCCCCAAAGTCAAAGGTCTGAATGAAACCGTGCAGCGTCTCGAAGACGATCTTCCACTTGGCAATCATCAAGCGGCCAAGGGCTTCCCAGTCCAGTTCTTTCACGCACTGGTTCATCCCATTGCCGATGCCATTGCCCAGGGTGTCCCAGTGGATACCCTGCACTAAGGTGTCCGCAAAGATCAGTGCCGTGTTAAGCCCCTGTGCTAGGGTAGAACCAACCAGCCGCCAGTCCAGCCGGGCGATAAAGCCGTTGAGGGTATCCGCAATGTTTGCGGCCCAGGTCTGGGCCTTGTCCTGGATATCCGGCCAGGGGATCGCCGCCATGGCTTCATTCAGCTTTTGGGCGAAAAGCTGCCCGACCTGGTTCCATTCGCCTGCCTCGATGGCGGCCAGCACGGAATCCAGGAACGGGCTTTTTGCGTCAAAGTTATAGTTGGGGGTGATGCTGCTGGCGCCCGAACTGCCGCCGCTGCTCCCTGTCTTGGCATCTAACCGTTCGATTTCATCAAACCCGGCCAGGCTCTTTGCAGCATCTTTCGCTGCCTTGGATGTTCCGCTCATGCCCTTGGCCGCGGCCTTGGCGGAGGATACCGTCTTGCCGGTCAGGAACGCCACCAGCTTTGCAAGGTAGGCAAATACAGTTGCCGCTGCATTGGCCAGCGCGGTCAGAGCAGGGGTCAGAACTTGAATTAACGGTGCGGCAGCGGTAGACGCGGCGCCTTGCAGGTTGCCTAGGGCCTGCCGCAGGGATGCACTGGAAAGCAGGGCGGTGCCCATACAGTTTGTCAGTGTGCGCAATCCAGATGACAACACATTGAATACCAACGCACCAGATACGAGCCGTGCGATCCGATTACGGAATTGAGCGACGCTTTGAGATGCTTGGGCCAATCGGTTTTGGACAGCTTTCAGCTTGCTGCCCACCCAGGCAAAGGCTTTCTGCCCGATGCCTCCTGCCATGCGCAGTGCATTTTTCAATACCTTACTGCTTAATGCGGCATGGGTCAGATCCTTAGTGAGCTTGCTGACTTCTTCGGCAATCGCCCGAATTCGGTCAGCTTTAGAATCATCTTTAGAGTCATCGCTACCTTGCGATGCAATTACAGGCTGCTTTGTTGTGGCTTGGTTTTGCG